TTGATAACTGTTGATTGATGAGTATACATATATCAGTATATCTTGATACACCGTTTCTTCGCAGTATACCGATCGGTATAGTAAATCAATATTTCAAAAATTATTCTTTTTTTTTAAGGAAAATGGTATAACATATATATAGATAAAGCCCAATCACTAATTACTAAGTTAAGTCTATACACCGTAGGCATTAAAGTAGGATAAAAAATTACCGATTCACAAGCCCGCGCACTTTTTTTCTGTTTTCTCCTACATTTACGTATGATTTTTTGTCAAAAATAAAAAGTTATCCACAGCTATCCACAAGTTATCCACAAGTTATCCACAAGCAAGCTAACATTATAAGCATATTTGGTTGATTTTTTCGCGTAACGTCTAAGAAAACCGTATGCGAGAAAAATATTTTTGACGAAAAAAGGCCGCATTATTGTGTATATATACGTACAGTAGTTACCAATTGGCGATTAACCACGGCAAAACTACGCAAATGTAGCGTAAATTATGGTTTGCTATTTGCCGGTTGAAAAATAATTGTGTAAATCGTTATTTATCGCTTGTTATTTATTATTTATAGTGCTATATTTATGCGTATAGGAGACGAAAAGCATGAAAAACACAATGTTACAGGGTTTGATCGGGCATTTTGGCAGCGCCAATGCACTACGCATCTATGCGTGCGGCACAATTATGGCCAATAACAGTGGTGTGGCCATTGAGGAGAGCTTACGTATGACCATAGGCGCATTAAAGCGCATCAGGCGTGATAATGGATGGGGCATCATGCCGTGGGCCACGGCGGTGGAACAACTCGAAGCCGAACAGGATGAGGGCAGACACTACCGCCTGAGTCTGCCGTCACCCATAGCGATAGAGGCAGCGCGCATTGAACAGGTAAACCAGCCGGCATATCGTAACCCGCTGGTCAAGGCCAAGGCCAAGGCTAAGGCCAAGGTCAAAGCAGCTTGTATACAAGCCATCCATACTAAGGTGCTCATGGCACAGGAGTATCATGACCAGGATATGGACACGCAAGCCATTGTAGCGGCGTGGGTTGATGAGTACTGGCAAACCATCAGTAATACCAAGCGCTGCTATCTACACGCAGCCATCAGCGCATACAGGGCACGGGAGACTATATCTGAGGATATCCGCAAAAATATTTCAAGGCGCTATACACCCAAGGGCGTTAAGCCAATGGAGTTTCTGGAGTTATTGGCTAGATACGTCGCGTAGTTGGTATGTAGTGTAATGGGGCTATACCGATCGGTATAGCTCCTGCCGGGGAATGTACCTCGGGGGCTGGTTTTGAGGATGCCAACGGTTAGTCACGCGCGATTTTCAAGTATTTTCACAGGTGATAAATAATAATTATCATTTCCCATCCAACAAAGTAAGGGGCAGTGAAGCAAAGTGGGAGCCGGTGCAAGCATGAACCATTTCCCATCCAGCAAAGTGGTGGCCGTGGGAAAGTGCGGGAGTAATGAAGCAAGGTGTGCACATTCAGCAACGTTCCGCAGTAAAATTGGGGTAATCAGTTGATATTTGACAACACCCAAAACAAGGGCTACGATACCCCATATGGCAAAAGAAAAATTAGTTCGTCCAACCCTGCCCGAAAAAACCGACCCAGACTATGTAGAAGCGCTCGTTGATGCCTGTATTACTGCCTTTGAAAAGTTCGGCGACGATGGCATGTCCCTCAATTATATGGGGGTAGATGGAAAACTCAGGCCCATGGTCCTGGACAACCCACGCTACAAGCAAGAAACACGCAAGATCATGGCCGAGAAGTTTCTTGAAGAAATTGAAGAAATAGAGAGCATTTCAGAGACGCTAAAATCCGAGTCACCACGCGAATCAAACTATGATATTAGAAATCCGAAAGAGGCAGAAAGTTTTACCAAGGACATCAAGGACACCCTTACCCTTAGACTGAAAGTTGCTGATATGCGTCGCGATGTTTTGAGCATCACAAAGAATAAGGAAGTCGAAGAGAACGACGCACTAAATATATTCTTCATATCGCTCACTGCCGAAGAGTTTGCAGCAATGGATAATGTAGAGATTCATGAGGGTACAGAAACGGCAGAGCTGACCAACAAAGAAAAAGAAAAAGCTGCAAAGGCTAAAAAACGATTTGGTGATGACGAAGAGGACAATGAGCCTGACCCATTCATCATCGCAGCCGACGGCTCTATTGAAGAGATATTTACACAGTGAAAAAGATAAAATTACTTAAACATCAAGGGCAATTTATTCAAGCACCTTTCTTGTTTATTAAACACCGATTTTTTATACTATGCTGTGGCTACGGAGCCGGGAAATCAAGCGCAATATGCAAAGTAGTTCTACATTATGTAAAAATACTACAAGGTAAAACAGATACAGAAGGGCACAGCCCCGTAATTTGTCTTGGTGGTGTGACACTTTCGCACTTAGAAAAAACAACATTAGCAATGATAAAAGAAGACCTTGATGCCTCAAAAACTGTGTATAGACACGACACAAAAAATAACACGATATTTATAGGTAATGTGCGCATCATTTTAGTATCACTTTCAGAACCAAGTAAGATAGTAGGTTTTAACGCTTATATAAGTGTTGGTGATGAAATAGACGATCTTGGAACAAGCACATCAGATGATCTTACATTTGAGGCAGTAAAAGCACTAAACGAACGAACACGGCAAGTCATAAAAGGGCTGCGCAAACCTGCACTTTTATTTGCTTCAACAAGCCAGGGTCAAAAGGGGCTGTACCGTGTCTATACACAATTCATAAAAACAGGGGCTGCATTCATACTTATTAGAGGAAGCACCCGAGACAACCCGCACCTTGATCCTGAATATGTAGAATCACTCTATAAAATGTACAATGAAGTCGAACGCAAAGTATTCCTGGAAGGTTATTTTCTGCCTATATCGACAGGGCGTGTATTTGGTGACTTCGATTGGGGGAGAAACTTTATCCATGTCGATATGGATCAGGAGATTGGACCTGATGAAACGGTGTACTGGGCGCAGGACTTCAACACCGGGTACTTTCGAGGATGCACGGGGGTGGAACGCGGTGGGCGGATATACGTGGTGAAGGGGTATGACTTTCCCGATATTCGAGAGGCACCCGCCGTCGTGCGGCATGACTTTCCACACAACAAAATTGTCTGGATTCCAGACACGACTGCCAAGGACCAAATCAGCCACTTCACCAAGGAGTTGCGCAAGCACCGGATTCATTGGATTCAACGTGGTAAAAATCCACTGGTCGAGGATAGCGCATTCCTGGTGAATAAATTATTCTTTACGAAGCGGCTATTCTTTACAACCATGGCAAAAGATGTTGCCGAAGCCTGTGCACTGGCCCAACGTGATAAAAATGGGAAAATCCCCAAAGGGATTGGGCCAAACAGCCCTATTCACTATTGCTTCGCAGGCCACACAAAAGTCACCACAGCCCGAGGGCAAGTACGGATCGACCGTGTACGAGTCGGTGACGAAGTACTTACCCGAGCCGGATGGAAAAAGGTGGAAGTATCGGCCTACATGGGCAAGCAGAAAACACGCCAGCTTGGGCTAACCCGTATCACTCCAGAGCACCCGGTATGGACCGAGGAACGTGGCATGACTCCAGCGTACTCCTTGACAGACAGCGAACGATTGCTTACAATGACCAAAGAGGACATTAAGCAATGGCAAAAGACAAAACGACAGGAAGATTTATTGCAGGGCGTCACCGACGAAATGTCGAGACTGTTGAGCAGTTTGGCCGAACGTGGTACCGCTACCCAGACGCGAGAGGCTGGTCTGATAGGCACTATTTCCGAAGTGGCCCGGTATGGCTTCACGTTTTTACTTGGGAATATTACAACGGACCTGTACCAGAAGGTTATGAAGTCCATCACAAAGACGGGAATACTGCACACAACGAAGAAGGGAATATTGAATGTATTCCTGCGGAGTTACACCAGAAGCTTCCAAAACGCATTGACCTTACGAAAGCAAGAGAAAATCTTAACAGAATCAGACCCATCGCCGCAGCTTGGCACGGCAGCGAAGAAGGCAGACAATGGCATTCTGCGCATGGCAAGGAAGTGGCTGCGAGTAACGCAGGTAAAACTGTACTCAAAGAGTGTGGATATTGCGGTAGCAGCTACACAACACTCCAGGTCAAAGCCACCATCAGCAGGTTCTGTTCCACCCTTTGTAAGAACAAGAGTCGATACCATTCAGACGTGGACCTGGAAACACGGACCTGTATCGTTTGCGGAAAAGCTTTTCAGACACACAAAAGAACGACTTCTATATGCTGCTCAAGCAGTTGTGCCGCGACTAACAGGTGGAAAAAGCGTCGAGAAAGTGTATGATATAAGCGTGGAAGGCCAGCACGAGTTCATCGCAGACGGCATTCTGGTGTCCAATTGTGACGGAGTTAGAATGTTATCATATTTCCTGGCATCAAATAAGCGTAGCCTACGGGACATCAGGCGTGTTACAATAGCCAGACACTTGGAAATGTACGAAGAAGAGGCAGCGATCACCGAACTGGACGGCGGCTACCGAGAGCTGAATCCAGAAGCCCTCTAACCAAGCTTTTTTCTGCTAAGGGGAACACTATGGCTTTGACGTGGTATCGAGAAGTTTGGCAAATACTAAACAGTGGAAAGACCAGCACCGGCAGAACGAAAGACGGTGCACGTGTCATAAACACCAACCACTTCAAGCCACTGCCGATGGACAAGCAGTTGGCAGTCAATGGCATCATCGAAGAGTACCAGTTAGGGCATGTTCGGCGGGTGCTGGGCAATCCTGACACCCTTTCCGATGTGAAAGCCAGGGCTGGGCGGCTCATGCCGCTGATCGTCAACAACTTCGGCTCGGGTGAAATGGCCAAACGGGTACGGGACTCAATGATGACCCGCGACATAGCACCAATGGGCAGTAACCAAAACGGCGGGATTTCCAACATGAACTCCATGAGCGGGGTGTATGGACAAGACCCGGCCTTGAATAATCGGGTTAACCCAAATATTTGGATTTCCCCTATGGAAGCCGCAGCCGTCTATTCACAGAAAGGATTGCCAGAAACTATTATCCGAAAGAAAAGTCAGTCTATTCTCCTGAATGGGGTCAGGATCAAATGCAAAATGCTGTCTGCCGACCAGAATGACCGGATCGCCGACAGTATCTTGGCAACGGGGCTGGCATACAAGATTGCCGAAGTGGTTGCCAACTCGCTCACCCACGGCGGGGGACTTTTATATCCGAACTTCAAGAAGGATTCACCGGCCAGTTTTGGCATGTCGATTACCGAGTTGGCCAAAGCCGGGATCATCGGAAAGAACTGCCTTGACTTCTACACGGCCATTGACCGGTGGAACGTAGTGCACATCCCAAACTGGAACCCCACTTCAAGAGACTTCCTGACTCCTGACCATTATTACGTGCCGTTCCTGGGCTGCGATGTGAAAGGTGCCCGGTGCGCACGAGTCATCACGGCCCCGCAGTCAGGATACTGGGGAGCGTTGATGACACTGGGCTGGGGAATATCCGATATTCCAGGCTGGATCGAGTCGGTCTACAATTACTACAACGTGATGGCAGCCGTTCCAAACATGATTAACCAGATGTCGATCCTGGCTCGTACCTTCAACGTCGATGGTTTAATGGCCACAGAAGGGGCGTCCATCATGGAAGCCATCGACTTCGACGAGACGATCCGGGTCCGTCAGGCGTCCATCAACAACCCCATCAATATGGACGTTATCGGTGATTTGAAGGCTATTGACCGTGACTTTGCCCAGGTGCCTGAGCTGATCCGGCTGGTGCGCCAAGATGCTGCGGCTCGGGCTACCATACCAGAAGAGTTGCTGTGGTCCTCGGAGCGCGGGGCGTTTTCCAGCGGGGATTCCAGCGACAGTGCCTACGAGAAACAATCCGAGGGCACCCGGTACATCCATGTCGATGTGGCACACCAACTAAAAGCGGTGTCCCAATTGGCAGTTATCAATGCCCTGGGATTGGACCGCGACGTAATTGCGGCACTTCCCTACGTCACCATTTCCTTCGACAACCCGCGTGTCACCAATGCCAAGGACAAGTCTGATATTGCCGCGAAGATCACCAAAGGATTCTTCGATCTGGTGGCGGGTGGCTTGCCGGAAGACGCAGCACTGGACATCAGCCGTCAGTTTGCCGACGACGAGTTCTTTATCGACCCGAAGGTTATGGAAGATGTACGCCGCCGCCAGGGTATTAAGGACGAACGCGAAGCCGAGAAGCACCAGAAAGAAATGGAGCTGATGGGCAAACAGATCGAAACTGCCGGTGCGCCACCTACTGCCCCTGGGGGTAAGCCCAAGGGGAAAGCAGCCCCAGCCTCCGCAGGCGAAAAGAAAGGGCACAGTTACAAAGACCCGCTGGAACAAAAGCAACACGAAAAAGTAGGAGCGAATAAAAAACAAGGTATCCAGAAAGCACAGGCGAAAGTACCGTAAGGAGGGTTCTATGCCAACAACTATCAACAATTCACTGGGGAAGCCAAACTGGTCCCAGCGCAATAACCCCGACGATCCTTCAACTCCATGGAATGAAACCTTCGAGACATGCAACGTAACAGCTGCTTACACGTCGGGCGGTATTGCCAACTGGCCTATGGCAAACTTCATGAAAGGGCTGCACCCACGCGGACCCATGGATTTGCTGTTATTCATGCGCCAGAATACCCGCTGCAAGGCATTGTACGAACAGACCGACCCCAAACATTCCAGCCCCATGAACGAGTGGATGGAAATCGTGGCGGTTGGCTTGGATGAGTATTTAGGGAATCCCGGTGTCAAACTCGTCTATGGCGCAAGTCTTACCACGATCCATTCACATATCTGCGCCGGAGACGGCATTGTGATTCATGGAAACTTCACCTTCAAACGCGCTGACGGTTCTTCCGTAACCGGTGGCCACTACGAATCGCTGGTTGGTTTGAGAGCCGACGACAACGGAACCGTCACGGCATGGCTGGTGGATGATCCCTACGGCGATCCCATCACCGACTACCTATCGACGATGGGTAATGATATTTGGCTGACAATGGGGCAGGTAGCAACCTGGATCAAACCGCAGGGCGACGGGGGCAAGGATGCTATCTTCATACCCAAGTACAAATAATGTTTTTTTCTGCTTCTTGCTTAATTGATAAGATGGTTGTAGAATTGGAGGCACGATGAGTATTACACAAACACGCGACAATCATCCGGCTATCATGATTAAACCAAGCATTTTGGCGCGGAGTGGCGTGTATCTATACACACACGACGAAATGATTAAGCGTGGGTTTACTCCACCGGTCAGAAAAGAAATCTACAAAGAATACCGACCGGCAGCGGTGCTCATTCGGAATAAGGATAAGTTTGCATTTACGGCGATGACGGTTGAACATACCGACGACGAAATAAGTGCAGCCAACTTCCGGGACCAGGCAAGTGGTGTGATTGGGGATAGTATCGAAGTTACCACATTAGATGAT